GGATGATATTTACGGTTCTTTAGACGAAGCTACGAATTTGATCTTAAATGAGATCGAACGCGTTAAAGCTAGGTCCCAAGATGCTGTAACGTACTCTTCCAATGTTAGCGTACCGACACCTGTCGGCGTTTTCAATGGAAGACCAGTCCACAAAGGATTGCACGTCTGTGAATTCGGTTTAAGATTCAAAACTAAAGGTCATAATCTTGACCGTTGGATTTCTCTTAACCCGATCACAATTGCGTGGGAGCTCATCCCATACTCTTTTATCGTAGATTGGTTTTTCAACGTTGGCGGATATATCCGCGACCTTGAAACATCATTACTCTACGGTAATAGTTTCGTGGATGGCTACTGTACTCAGGGGACATTTACGGACTCCACTTATAAGGGGAGTTTCGGAAATGCTGAGACCATAGGCGTCGCTAGTTCTAGCCTCAAGTATCGCTACTTGAATAGGGTTAAGCTATCGTCGTACCCATGTCCTAGGTTACCTTCCTTTAAGGTAGATCTAGGGAGTCAACGTCTTCTTAATGCAGCAGCGCTTTTGGGCGTGCTACTTAAGAGATAACTTTAACCCACGGAGACAATCTTGTACATCGAACCGTTAGCTATAGTCAGTGTCGCAATGCTTGCTTCACTGATTGTTAACGTTGGGTTCTTTGCACATCACATGACCCGACATACTAGGGAGCCATAAATGGCAACCGCAACTGCAATTGTTCTTGCAGACGCACAGGGAACACCTGTGTCACACACTTTTACGCCAGTTGGCAAAGATGATAAGGGAGTATTCTGGTTTATTGACCAGTCTGCTTCCAATGCCATTGGTTTTTGGAAGATTTCGGTTGATATTAAACAACCGAATACCCCACAACCTGGCGAATCATCCGCGAAGCGTGTTGCACGCTTCAAAATCGGACTGCACGAGCCTGTTCTTGAGAACGTCACTAATTCGACTATCTCAGGAATTGCACCGGCTCCTACAGTGGCATACATCCCACGGGTTATTACAGAATTTGTAGTACCCGAGCGTTCGGCTCTTCTTGATCGGAAGAACCTACGTAAGATGGTATCCGCCCTCCTGGCTGACTCTAACGTGGTTAACGTTGTTGAGAATCTCAATTACTTAATGTAATTTTAGTTCTCTTCATTCCTTAACCTTTATTGGAGACAGTCATGTCTACACGTACTAGTGATAGTATCGAACTCGCAGTGATGCGTGTTCTGTGTAAACGTTTTAAGGGTCCGATTGCCAGAGCTTGTATCGATTCTTTACAGGATGCTGAAAAGTATCTTGCTTTAGAATTAGATGCAAACTCGTACGAAGTGCCAGCGAGTTTCTCAAAAGACTTTCTGCTCGTATCTCTTCTACGAAAGTGGAAGGGCTGGAGTACAAAGAATAGTCCTCGAGAGGTCGCGATCGCAAGTTGGAATTCTTGCGAGATGTCTAACTTTCATACGAATATGCATTTGTCCGGAATCTCTCGTGGTGAATCAAATCACCCGCGAAACTTCATTTTCGAAGTTAAGCGTAAAATCCAAGAGGTTATCGGGGCATATCCTATATATGAAAAGTTAGATCCACTTTGTCGCTGGAGCGGTGGTGCTACTTTCGACATCCGTCGAAGTAATGCGTCTACCGCTAACAAAATGTTCCAACCCTTGACTGTAACACCTCGATGTCTTCCACACGCACAAAGAGTTTGTGCCGACCCGGTTTGGAACGAATGTTTCAAATCGGGAAACGTTGAATTCAACGTTGTCGAAGGCAATCGCTGTGTTGCTGTGCCCAAAACCGCTAAGACGGATAGAATGATAGCGGCTGAGCCCACTGCAAATGCTTTTCTGCAGCAGGGCGTCGGCCGCTTCTTTCGCTCACGTCTCAAAGGTTTCGGTGTCGATCTTGATGACCAGAAGGTTAATCAAGATCTAGCCTTTAGGGCTCTTGTAGACGATTTGTCTACACTAGACCTATCATGTGCTAGTGACACCTTATCTCTCACCCTAGTCGGGCTTTTACTACCACCAGCTTGGTATGATTATTTGTGTGATCTTAGATCACCAAAGTCGTACCTCGATGGTAAATGGTATTTGCTCGAGAAATTCTCCTCAATGGGGAATGCGTTCACTTTCGAATTAGAATCGCTCATTTTCTGGGCAATTTCTAAAACGTCGTGTGAATTTATGGGTGTCCCAGGTCCCGTAAGTGTTTATGGCGACGACATTATTGTCCCGAAAGGGGCATATGATGGCGTCACTAAGGCACTAACCTATTTCGGCTTTACTGTGAACAACAGTAAATCGTTTAAGGAAGGACCGTTCTTTGAGAGTTGCGGTGCTCAATTCTTCAATCTTGAAGATGTAACGCCCGCATTTCAAAAAGAAGTCTGTAACAACGATTTGTTCGAACTTATTAGGTTCCACAATCGTTTATACAGATGGGGAGTGCGTAACGATATGGCTCTAGTGAAGGATGCTTTAACAGCTATCATCACTTTTGCCGCTAATAAGCATAAACGCTTACCTTATACGCCTTATATTGAAGGAGACTTCGGTTTTATTACTGAAGACTCATCAAAATATAAGCGTAATAAGCATGGCGACTTCCATTGCCTCACACTCTCAGTACAGCAGGTTGCGTACTGGGCCGTCTGCGACAGTGTAAGTCTACCGCTCTATGCTTATAAATTACGCCAACCAGTTTATTCTAACATTCTCCCGGATGGGAGGGTTGGAATACAATTGGGAGAGGCACGTATCCTTCGTTGGACACGTGTATGG